ACGGTAACGCTAGATGTGGTGAAGTAGATGTGTCTGTATCTAATCGTGATTATGATTATAATGATTACAACAGTAATTACAGTAATAGTGATACACAAGAGTTAAGACTTACATTTAGAAAGTATTTAGGTACAGATTGTAAAACGTCAAAAGAAAATGCACAATTAAAACAACAACTTGAGTTGATGAAAATGTGTAACAAAGTGAATAGAAATCCAAGCCTTGCACGAAATGAAAACTTTGCATTGTTAGTATCAAAATGCAGAGGAGTTGTACCACAGGTTGATGAAGTAGAGGCTATGCCTACAGGCAGTTTATGGGATGAATTAAAAGACGAGTATATCAAAGAAAATCCAGGCTCAAAGACTATGGATAATAATACCACATTAAAAGAGCCACCGGAAGGGTATATATTACCTTTACCAAAACCAAAAAAATGAAATATATATTATCTTTAATTGTTTGTTCAAGCATCAGTAATACCTGTATGCCACCTGTTGTATCTACTATAACATACGAAAACACTTACAATTGTTTAATTGACGGATACAATAATTCTATTAAAATAATAGAATCGATTGGAGAAGAAGAAGTTAATAAACATGACCTGTATGCTAAGTTTGTTTGTATTGAACAAAAAGAAGAAGGTAAAGTAAATGAAGATATCTGAGAATACATCTGTAAGCATGCCTATTAGGAACATGCTCATGATAATCGCGGGCGTTGTGGCTGGCGTAATTGCATACACAGAACTAACTGGAAGGCTAACCTCACTTGAGACTTCACGTGAATTGTTTGAAGCTGACCTGCTCAAAAAAAGTGAACAACTTCCCACGGACCAAGAGCAGTACATGCTCCTGGAGGCAATTTTTTCTGACGTCGA